GAAAATGAATCTGCACTATTCTGATCATCTATTTGTAATGCAACTGCAAAACCAGATCCTTCAATACTTTGTCTTAAAAGTGGTACACCTGATGCATCATACAAAGAAGCTCCATAAGAAGCAGCTCCATATTGACCAGCCCCACCTGCATTCGGTAAACTTATTTTTGTTGGTTGTGGACTATTTTGATCATCATAATCATATCTTAATGCTAAACTTGCATCAATAGTAGAACCTTCACCTTGGTAATTAAGATTAACTCTTTGCATGTATTTTCTTAATCCTGGATCACCCATTACCATATCTGGTGATCTATATACTGCTTGAATTGAATTATTTGCAGATCCTGCAGCAAATGTATTACCTGTTTCCATTTTATAAAGAAAACCATCAAAACCACCAAAAACTTGTGTTTCAATTCCACTTATAAAATCAGAGTCAGTGCATGATGGTTTAATACCAACCATATCTGCATATTCAAATCCAATAGATCCTACATTAGGATTATTTTTTAATACACCTATAATACCTTTTGATGATCCTTGTGATCCACCTGTTGTTGGATAAAATAATCTATATTGTGATTTAGATCTGATAACTAGTGATGATATTCTATTTAATCCTATTTCATCAATTCTAGATTGTATTTGTCTAGATATAGATCCAAGTTCAACGTCACCAATTCTAGCTGTACCAGCAATAGTTCTTAAACCATCAGGTGCTAAAAATATTACATCACCACCAATCTCTTGAATACTACCACCATCTCTACATCCAATATTTCTTGTAACTTCTTGTACTGCAAAATTACTAGATGATGTTCCTGTTAATTTATATATTCTATCTTCACAAAATATAATTAATTCATTTCTAAATACTTTTAATCCTACAACTGGAGAGTCAACTTTAAATGATCCTGCTCCACTTCCTGTTGTAAAATTATCTTCTGCAAAGGCTACACTAAATATAACTTCTTGTGAATTAGTTGCACCAGCATAAAACATATGATTTTGAAATGCTTTTACAAATTTAGGATTAGTAGGAGCTGTACCACCACCTGTTGCATTTACAACATCGACCGCAAAACTACTATTAATTATCTGTGCAGGTGAATGTCCTGTTGCAATTATAACTTTATCTGTCCCATCAAAATTAAATTTTTCAAAGTCGTATGCTTGAGTTGAAGTTCCTAATCCTGTTGTTAAAGTTGTAAAACTTCCTGATGTAGTTCCTCTATGAATATCACCACCTCTTGCTACAATTATTTGTCCATTAAATACAATAGAACAATCTACAACTAAACTAGTATTACTAGATCCTTGTGGTATTTGTGTTGTATTAAATAAAGCTGTACCACTGACACGTCTATATCCACCTTTTATATCAGGTTCAAAATTTTGTAGTATAAGTGCTTCACCTGGTTGCATTGAAAATACATCTTTATTCAATGTTAAACCACCAGCACAACTAACTACAAAAGGTGATATTAAATCAGTAGTTGGCATGTTATCTTACTGGAGTTCCTATATTTGTAGAAATAGTTTCTGCTATTGTGTCTGATCTCATATAATCAGCTTTAGTAGCATAATCTGTTTTTAATAATCTTAATTTTCTTTGGTAATCTCTATCTGCTAATTGAGCATGTTGAGGATCTGATCTAAGCATATATGTATAATACTTAGCTCTATCAACTATTAGTGATCTAAATCTATCAGGTAATTCCATATTATCACCATGTGCTGATAGATCAGTATGAGTTGTATAATAATCGTAATTAACTGTATATTCAGCTTTATCAGGTCTTGGACTTATACCAAAAGCTGTATAACTTGGTAATCTATATACATATTGTGGTATATTATATTGACCACTATTATTAGTATCATCAATATCTTTTCTAGTTTGTAAAAAAGCATCATATGATAAATAAGTTAATTTTCTTGGTGGAAAATCACTTCTTGAAATTCTTATATAATCTACATCTAAATTTGTTGTAGTAACAGTATTATTAACTGTTATAAAAGTTGATTGTGCTGTAGCAGTAAATGTAGTATCTAATATATTACCAGCACCAAAATCAGTTACAGTTAATGTTTTACTTAAATTTTGTGTTCCTTCAGCTGCTGTGCCAACTTGTACTTTTAATGCAGCACCTACACTATTAGAATCTAATACTCTAACTTGAAGTCTATATGTTTTACCAACCACTGTGCTAATAGTTTGATGTGCAGCTGCATCATTTAATCTTAATCTACCATTTCCACCACTATGATATGCAGCACTTCCAGCACCTACTATAGTAGTCCAATTATTTATATTAGATGTAAATTCTCCATTAGTTGTTAATTCTCTTGGTTTTAATGTAAAAGAATCAAAATCAACTCTTCGCATGTCAGCTGGAAAATCATATTCATTATCTCCTATTTCTAAATCTTGACTTGCTCTTGTAAATAAAACTGGTATTTCAGCACTCTCATTATAAATATCATGTATGCTTTTATTAATAAAATCTTTTACAGCTGTTTGTATTCCACGACTTGAACTAAATGTAGCAGAGGTTAACTCTGTTTCATTTAATTCTCTCAGTACGCTGTTTGTTAATGTAAGATAAGTTGTAGCCATGGTTCTCCTAAAATCAAGGGGGGATTGCTCCCCCCAAGATATATATATTAATTACGCAAATGTTACGTTCATAGAGTCAGTATCTTCATCTGATCCATCTTTATCTAATGAGATCATTGTTGCCCAAACTCTAACTTTACCATTGATTGCTCCAGTACCGATAGTCAATCTGATGTCATCACCAGATGAATATGCTTCAGGTGCAACTAAAAGGTCTTTTTGACCTACTGCAGTTGGTGCTACTTCGTTGACGTATTGATCTGGATCTCCACTGTCTCCGATAGCAATTGTACCACTGTTTCCAGCAGTATCAGCAACTAATACATCGACTCCAGCTGACATTACTAATGTGTTTGCTGGGATGCCGATAGCATCAAAAGTGTCTCCACTATTTGCAGTTGTTGTAGCAGTAAAGTCTATAACTTCTGACATAATTCTTACTTTATCAGAAGATGCTTTTAATCTTCTGTTTGTGTTAGAACTGTTATAATTAGCCATTGTCTATATCCTCCCTACTATTATGATAATGTGACTACACCAGATCTTACAGCATCATCTCTTAGGATTTTTCTTCCATAGATGTGTAATCCTCTGACTACGTCAGCGAATGAATCAGGGTCTCTGATTAATTCAGTTTTTGCGATATGGTTTACTGTTGCTACAGCTGACATATGTCCGTATAAGAAAATATGTTCTGTTGAACCAGATGCAGTTCCGAATGTATGGCTTGAATCACTTCCAGCACCACCATTTACGATAGCGTTAGTTGTGTACATGTTAAAACCAAATAAAGGTCTATCAGTTACTAAACCATTTCTGATTTGTGACTGAGACGCATCATTCATTACTGATTGGTCCATTAGCTTACCACCTGCAATTCTAAGATTTTCGTAGAATTTTGGTGGAGCAACTAACCATCTGTTTTCTTCTGGTACGTCATTCTTATCAAGAATAGTTTTTGCTTTTGATACAATATTTGCTAAAGTATCACCATCTGTTCCACCAGTTGCTGGTGAACCATCAGTTCCTGTTGAAGAATCTGTTGACGCATTGTCATAGATGAACTTAAGAATATTGAAATCATAAGATTTCTTGAGTGAATATGCACCTGAAGAGGTTGCAAGAGCTTCAAAGTTTACATGAGATTGTCTTTCTTCAATATCATCAACTTTAA